TGCTAAAGCTTTGCGTGTAGGTCTGCCTTTTTCATCTTTCATCGGGCCTTTCATGCCTGCAAACCGTGCAGCAAAAGATACACGTCTAGGATTAGTGCCTTTGTTGACAGGAGCTTTCACTCCAAAATGTTTTCTGCCAGCTGCGTTAAGACCTCCTGATGGACTCTGATGTTCTTTACGAGCCATCTAACCCATCAAAGTTTTTTTCTTATTCTTCTTTGCAGCTGTGATTATATCACCACGAGTGATCTTACTTTTATCACCGTACATGCCAGCTAGATTTTTCTTACCTGACATTTTTTTTGTTGTTTTACTTGGTCCGTAAGCCATAATTTACCCCATTAATGTTTTTGGTTTTTTTGCTGTCTTAGCAGCTTGTTTAAAATTTTTTGCAGTTGGTGATCCAGGTGATCCTACTTTACGCATTTTTTCACCTGAGCCAGCTGCTATACGTTTTCTTTTTGCATGTATGTTTGCATATAGTCCTGGTTTTGCCATAGTGTTATCCTAGTAATGTTGTGCCAGCACCAGTTGCATCTGCTACTGAGGTTATTTTCTTTTTGTTTTTTTTTGCTGTTGAAGCAACTGTTTCAACGTTGTCTTTGGCTTTTTCAACTACCTTTTGTACTGGCAGTTTTTTTTCTTTTGCCATTTTAGCTACTTGTTGCACTGGCAGTTTCTTTTTATCTGCTAGTTTTTTTACTTGTTGTATTGGTAATTTTTTTTTCTTAATTAATTTTTTAAGTAGTTTCATTGCTCCCATAGTGTTATCCTAATAATGTTGGGTTATAAGTTTCAGCATCTGTCGTTAACCCTTGTGGTCCTGTAAGGATTGTTGACTTTCGACCCTTTTTCTTTTTGTCGATTGTCTCAATTGCTTTTTTTTCTGCCTCTGCTTCAATAGCTTGTGTTGGATCAACTGCTGCTATTTCTTCAGTTGTTGGTGTGTTTGCAATCTGTTGTTCAGTTGTGGTATCACTTGGTGGATTATACCGTACAGGTGCAGGAGCTGGAGGTACAGGTGGCATCACAATCTTTGGTTTAAATAGTCTGCTCATAAGTTCTTCCTAATGGATTATAATAATTATCAGCAAATTTTTGAGGAGCTTGCTGATCTCCTTTGAGTTCCTCTAGACCTACCGACAAACAACGTAAGGCATCACAAGCGTGTGATGTGTGATCGTGTACAGGTTTAGAATGAAAGATTTGTAAGTTCTCATTGTACTTACGGTGATAGCCTCTCAAACTATCTATTAACTTTTTACAAGTATCGGCATCTATCCAACAACGGGTTAGCAACAGTTGTGTATAGTGGATGCCATCTTCAATACTAAGCTTTGGCACAATCCTAAAACGTAAGCCTAGCTCGTAAGCTATTTCACGCCTGGACTTGCCGTTGGTAAACTCACGCTGTTCTAGATCGTGAGGCCCGTAATGGTTTTCGTAAATATATTCCTTATTGTTAATAACATTAATGTAATGGGGCAGACCCTCATTACTGTTTTCATAATAATCAATAATGTTTATTGAACGATTTATTATCTGAAAAAATATAATTACTGTTTTATCTGAGATGCCTATATCCCATGCAGTAGACACACGGTGGGTCGGATCGTGGGGTACACGTCCTACCTGACCTTTGTTTTCTATTTTTTCTAGAGTGTCACCGTAGATAGCTCCTTCTAAAGCTGCTACCCAGTCACATTCAAACTCTTGCCGAAATTTCTTTTTACCCATCAAATCCAAAGCTGCATCTAATTCTTCTTGGTCAACAATGTTTGTTTCCGATGCTTTGGCTACTTTGACGTACCAATCTTTATTTTTTAGACCGTGCTGGTACTTGGCATAAAAATCATTACTCATGCCCTGGGGTGTACCAACGAGATAACAAAAACCTTTACGGTCTGAAAGTGCAGGTCGAATAATCTCAGGAAATAATCTTGGATTGACCTGTGCATACTCATCACAAATAATACCATCGTAGTATGAACCACGAAGGCTATCAGGATTTTCTGATCCCAGAAGTGTAATTTTTGCACCATTGGGAAACGTGCAGCTTAACTCTTGTTCGTTAAACTTAACTCCAGGAATGACACCGGCGTAGAATTTTAAATAGTCAAAAATAATTGACTTTGTTTGTTTATAAGTTGGGCCGATGTATGCATATCTAGGATTCCATTTAGGATTTGTTATAGCACGCTTAATAAGCTCATTGATGCATAAAACAGACTTGCCTGCACGTCTATGTATCGAAAGCAAAGCCCATCGATATTTCGATAGGTTCTGATGGATTTCCGATTGCAGCTCTCTTGGCTCATAAGGAATGTTAATATGCATTAGTGTATGGTTGGTGGCTTCTCAGAATACAGGTCAAGTGACTCTATATTTAATTGATCCAGTACCCAATCGGATACATGTTTGCCGTGTAGATCATTTCGGAAACCACAAATATTTATTAGGATGCTTTTTGATTGTGGATCATAAAACACCATTGCCAGTAAATCTTTTAAATCTTCATCCATGGGTGGATACCTTGAACTCCTATTATATATACGCTACAACCCGAGACGTGTTTTTCGGGGTGTGGGGGGTCTATGTTTCCAAAAACACCTTGCCCTAAAAACCAAGGATTACCTAGCGTCCTACACTTATAAAAATAATTTGTTACTACTGGTCGTGGTCGTACGCCAGCTATACTCTCAAAAATTACAAAACAGAACGGCATGCAGAACGAATTGTCAGCTCAACGATCCTCATGACGTGCGTGCGGAAGAATGCATCCCCCCCTTACATATGGGAGACTACCCCTTCTTTTCTACAGGAACTCCCCAACTAATTGTAAGACTGGTGTCAGCTTTCACGTCAGCTTGTACCTTGTCACCAAACGTACCAACCAACAGCTTTGATGCTAACCATCTAAAGTGATGCAGCTTCTCTCGTTGCCACTGTACCTTCTGTGGTTCGACATCAGTCTGCAACAGCTCATTCATCTGGTCAATCAATGACCAAGCACCGAGCTGTCGTGCATCCATTACATCCTTCTTAATATCATCATCGTCTTTCATCCAGCTGTAGATTGTCGTTACTGCTGGCATGTCCTTGTCCTTGCATATCTTGGAGAGTGCCTCTCCCTTCTGCAATCTTTCGATAATGCTCGATAGTTTCTCTTTTAACATTTTTTAAATTTAATATTGCTTTGTATTTGCCCATGGCTGTCTTAGCGTTCCAATCACTGAGTCCACCATGATTACGGCATCGACCATTCTCTAGTGCCTTGGCTTTGCATGGCAATCCTGTTGATCGTGCATAAGCTCCGCACTCAATCTTCTTGCTTGGTCGTCCTACCATATGTATGAAAATTATTAAACGAACATACTTGTTCTAGTATGCTTCAAGAGTTACTTGATTTTGTCGACTTTGGCAAATAGTTTTTTATCCAATGCAATCAACAACTTTATGTAGACCAAAGCTTCGATGTATTTCTTTTTTACCGTATGACGATGCATTCCCATCTTACGACCAATACGCACATACGGCACACGCATACCACGCAACCATACAATCTTGCGTTCCTTTTTTTCCAACAATGGTGTGATGTTGAACAGCAAGAACTCGTACCGTGCAATCTGTTTGCTGGATGCTGCTATCTTGGGCTTGCGTGTCACCGCAGCTCCATGCTCTGTAACGTCATGCTTAATCTCAAAACGCATAGCAGAGTAGCCTTTCCTGTATGCAGGAGGCAGTCTACGATCGGTTTGGATAGCCTCCTCGAACCAATCAGCTAGGGTTTCTGCTGTAACCACAGAGGTTTTACTCCTTCAGGTAATTCAATTTTATCTTCAAATATTAATTGTAGCAGCGTAGGCCTATCGTATTTATCGAACCGTTTGAGGAAGTCATCGACCTTCTTTTGATCTGCATTTGATAGAGCATGCCCCTTTTTGATAGCTTGGACTTTCTGCCTGTAATTAGACTTTAGGTTCTTACCAACATGAGCTATTGTTCTAGATATATCTTTATTAGATATAAAGGGTTTACTAATATATACACTTTTTGACACATCATTGATGGGGAGATATGCACAGCTACTCCGCAACCTCTTAGATTTCAAGAACTTATGCTCTTTTAATTCGTTAATACATCTAATCACAGTCCTGCGTGACATGTGCAAATCTGACGCAATAGTTTGATGCCGTGGATAACATTTACCATGAGTATAAAAATGCCCCTCCAGGTATAAATACACGAGCTTTGCAGCAGGTGATATGTCCTCACGAATAAACTT